AGTCATTGCACATCTAAAAAAATAATAGACATTGATAGGCCACCTCAACTGGGTATGAAGCCTGAGTTTGAAACTGTTTATACTTGTTCTAAATGTGGTTTGAAAAAGAAATATAATGACTTCACTTGTGATATTCTAATTGAAAGAAGAGAAATGTTAGGCACAGTAATTAGATGTAAAGAATGTGATGACTTCACAATGAATATGGAACATGACTTCTATGAAGAGTTAGAAGAAAGACATGAACAAGAAATGATTGAGTTTTACAATAGAAAAGAAATGAAAGAAATGGAGAAAGCTGAGGAGATAAAGGATGTCAACACTAAACACAAACGCTTTATGTACAAGGAAAAATGTAAAAGATTACTTAAACATTACTGGCTCAAATTCAACAAGTGATAATCTTATCAATGACTTAATCAACAGAATATCAACAGCATTTGAGAGTTATTGTGGTAGGTCTTTTAACTCAGCAAGTTATGTGGAGTATTATGATGGTAGTGGAGATAGAGAGTTATTCCTTGATAAGTATCCTATAACAGCAGTAAGTGAAATAAATGAGGATGTTGATTGGGCTTGGGGAACATCAACAGTTATAACAAGTGCAAGTTATAGAATTGCTGATGCTAGAAGTGTTGTTTATGATAGTATATTTGGAACTGGTAGACAAAGTTTGAAAGTAAGTTATACAGCAGGTTATGCTGAAGTGCCAGAAGATATAAGACAAGCGATGGTAGAGGAAGTAGGAAGAAAGTTCAAACATAGATTAGATTACGATGAAGCAAGTAAAACACTTGATGACGGAAGTGTAACATACCAAGATAGTGGCTTCTTACCACAAACAATAAAGACACTTTCATATTATAAGATAAAAGCGGTGTACTAATGGCATTGCAGGTTAAGTTTGAGCTAACTGAAAAGTCTAAGCGTTGGTTGAAGAAGTATCCAAGTGACTTTGAAGAAGCATTTTATAAAGCTCTAAAGAAAGGAATGTGGTATGCTGAAAGACAAGCAAAAGCTTCATTTGGAAGTGCTGGTAAACCAAAGGTTAGAACAGGTCATTTAAGAAGAAGTATAAAGTCTGATGTTGATAGAAAGTATGGTAGTTTAGTTGGTGTCCTTTTTTCAGATGTAATTTATGCGGCAGTACAAGAAGAAGGAGCAACTATAAGACCACGAGTAAAAGATTTCTTACGATTTCAAGTAGGTGGGCAATTTGTTTATGCAAGACAAGTTATTATTCCAGCTAGACCATTTCTTGGACCTGCTCTATCAGATAATCTAACAAAAATACATCAGATTGTAAGAGATAGTTTAGTAGAACAAATGAATAGACCAGAGGTAATATAATGACTGATAGACTAACTATTTTAGACCAAATAGAAGAAGACTTGAATGATAAGCTCAAACCTACTAATGGATATAATTTTCAACCTGCTTCTATTCGTAGAGGACTTCATAAGTGGACAGATTTCCCAGAAAAACCAGCAGTATGTTTTACTTTGGTTGGAGATGAGCCACATGAGTTAGAAGAGTTTGGGGAAGGTGCTAGATGGCTAAGATTTTTCTTTTATGGCTATCATGTAACAGATGGTATGGGAGTAACTGATAATATACAAAAGCTTGCACAGGATGTAGAAGACTTTCTTGCAAGTACTGATAATAGTTTCGTTGAAGATACTATGATTGGAAATATGGAAGTTTTAGAAGGTGGAGTTAGTTCTCCATTATGTTCATTTATAATAGAAGTAAGTATTCTCTATAATAGAGAGTGCATAGAATAACAGGAGGTATTTCAAATGGCGTGTGCAACAAATTTAGGCAAAAATGCCAAAATAGCAATAGGAACAAATAAGGTAGCGAGGATGACTTCATTTTCTTTATCAGTCAACCAGGACAGCGCTGACATCAGCGAGTTTGGAACTGGATGGGCGGAGCATTGTGGAACTATACAAAACTGGAACGCAAGTATGGATGGATTTCTATACTTAGATGATACATACCAGTTCAACTTACATTCAATAGCTCTATCTGGTGGAACAATAAGTAATTTGAGGTTCTATGAGAATGCAACTGACTATTGGACTAGTAATACAGCAACAGTCTCCGCATCTAATGCAACTATTGAAAGTTATTCCTGGAATGCAGACGTTTCAGGTGTAGTAAGTTTTTCAATGGGTGTCAAAGGTAGTGGACCAGTTCATAGAGTAGCACCGTAATATAACTGTTTAGGGAGAATAAATTGTGAAGATAAACAAGAGTATGATAGATGCTAAGTGGTATGACTACGAGCTAGACAATGAAGTCAAGTTTCTTATAAGACAAATGCCTTTAAGTATAGGTATGTGGGCAGCCAACTCCCCAGAGGAGTTTATGGCATTCACAAGAAGAAGGTTCCTTTACTGTGTGCAAGACTGGTCTGGGTTAGTTGATGAAAATGACAAAGAGTTTCCATGTACAGAAGAAAACAAGGAGTTTGTATTTGACTATGTGCAAGAAATTCCATTATGGATGACTGGAAAGCTGGCTAGTTTAGCGGACCAAATTATCTATGACGAAAAAAAAACATTGAGCAGTTCGCCGAGTGGTACTACAGACCATCAAGACCCAGTTGTGACATATGTATAGATTTGCATTCTGAATCCGGTAAGAAAACAGACTGCATAGCTTGCGGTAAAAAAGAAATTCTCCCTGGTAATTTCATCGTGTTTGGACTGATTGAAAATTATTCAGGGATTCTTTTTGCGGAAACAGGAGCGAGCCCAGAAGGAATAAAACTTGCATTTGAAGCAGAGTCAATACCACAAGAAATGAGAAAAGAACTAATTTATAAAATTATATTATTTGTTAGTACAGCAATAATGACTAGAAGGAGCAAAACATAAGATGGCGAAAAAAATCCAAACAGAATTAGTTGTCAAAGATTCCGGCACAAAAGTTGTTAGTAAGTTTAGTAAAAGCACAACTGATTCATTCAAAAAGCTTGCTGTTGGCGCTGGTGTAGCCGCTACTGCTTTGGCTGCTGGATTTGTTGCTTTAGCAAAACAAACAATTGACTATGGTGATAAGCTAGGTAAGCTGAATACCAGACTTGGTGTGTCTGTACAAATGCTTGATAAGATGAAGCAAATTGCTGATTTATCAGGTGTATCATTTGAAAAGATTACTTCATCGTTTGCTTTGATGGCTAGAAATATAAGTGAAGCAAGTACAGGTATGGGTATAGCACTACCTGCATTTGATAAGTTAGGTATTAGTGTTGAAAAACTAATAAAGTTAAACCCAGATGAACAATTCATTGCTCTTTCTGAAGCAATAATGAAAATTGAAAATCCTACCGAAAGAATGGCGACTGCTATGGAAATATTTGGTCGTAGTGCCGCTGAACTTCTACAGTTGATGCCTGATTTGAGAAAGAACTTAGATGGACTGAATACTGTATGGGATAAACAGAAAACAAAACAAGCAGAAGCATTCAATGATAATCTAACAACAATGAAGAAGAACTTTATGGATTTGGTTACCAAAGGCGTGGGGCCTGCGGTTGAAAGTTTGAATTCATTCTATAACCTATTATCAAATCCATTACTTGGAGCTGAAAATGATTTACGATTTCAACAAAACCTAGTTGACCAAGCAGTTGCTGCTGGTAGGAAACTAACTGATTATGATATAGAAAAACTAAGAGTTTTGAAGGAAAGAGTAAGAACACTAAAACAACTTCAATCTACTCAACTGACTGATAAAGAAAAAAGAATGGGTAGAAGTGATGCTGTCGCTACTAATGTAGATGTTTCACTTGGTGCTGGAGAAAGTAATAAGGCAGCCGCTGATAAAAAAGAAAAAGTTATAAAGGATGCTGAGAAGTCTATACTAGATGAAAAGAAAAAGATGGCTGATGAATGGGATGCTCATATAAAACAGATGCGCGAGGATGATGAAGCAGAAGAATGGCAGAATGCTATTGATAAGGTAGAAGCAGAAAGAGAAGCAGCTGCAAAGAGACTTGAAGTAGAAAAGAAAGCAGAGGAAGAAAGAACTAAGTTGATGGAATCAGCAGCAAAGGAAAGAGAAAGACTAATAAATGCTTCATCTCAATTCTTTGGGGACCGTTTTACTAGTGCTTTTATGGACTTCGCTAATGGAGCTAAAACTGCTGCTGATTCGTTTAGAGATATGACTATCTCAATTTTACAAGACATGGCTAAAATGTTAGCTCAACAGGCTTTTATGTCTATATTCAAAGGTCTTTTTAGCTCAGGTGGTGGTAGTGGAGGAACTGGATTTGCAAGTTTATTTGGACTTGCAGGTGGTGGAACAGCACAAAAGAATAAACCATATATCGTTGGAGAACAAGGACCAGAATTATTTGTTCCTGGTCGTACTGGACAAGTTATACCAAATGGAGCAGGTGGTTCAAGCAATACAGTTATTACAGTCAATGTTGATGCAGGAGAAAACTCTAATATAAACAATGAGAATGCTAATCAAATGGGTAGAATGATTTCAAATGCAGTAAATGAGCAAGTAAAGAAAACAATGCTTCAAGAAACTAGATATGGTGGTATGCTAAATCAAAGACAAACAGCAATGAGAGGAACATAATATGAGTGTTAATTTAACAGAAAAAGTAATGTATAGGGTCTCAAAAAGAAGTGACTATAAGTATAAAGAAACTGTTTTTGGAGATGGCTACAAACAAATAGTTATAGATGGTTTGAACTTTGATAGAGAACTCTGGCAAGTTGACTTCGTTCCACTAAATACAATAAAGGCAAGTAATTTAGAAGTCAAATTATCAAATAGTGTCAATGGAAGTAGCAACTATCTAAGGTGGAAGGGACCCGGTGAAATAAACTACAAGTACTACATCGCAAAAGAAATAAGTAAGCACCCAATAGCACCAGATAAGTGGAAGATAAGTTGTCAATTACAAAGAGAATTTCCATTAGTGTAAGGAGTTAAATGGCTACAAACGCAAAAATCAAAACAGACATCCAGCACTTGAACGTGGGGAGTGCACTCATACATCTTTACACTTTAGACGCTACAAGTATAGAAGGTGGTGGAACATATCACTTTTGTCCAATGACGGATTCTGGTGATGCAGTTTTATTCAATAGTGTTGAATACTTACCTTTACCAGTAGAAACAGAAGGATTTATGTATGATGGAACAGGCGCAATGCCTCGTCCACTCATCAGAGTATCTAATATCAATTTAACATTCGTTGCAGCAGTTGTATCATTCAATGACCTTGTTGGAGCGAAACTCACAAGACGTAGAACATTTGCCAAGTACTTAGATGGCGCTTCTGAAGCAAACCCATCAGCACAATTCCCAACAGACATATTCTATATTGAAAGAAAAACCAGACAAAACAAATATTTGATAGAATGGGAACTAAAAGCTGCAGTAGATATTGAAAATACACTTATACCACGTAGACAAGTACTTGGCATCTGCTCACATAGATATAGACTTTATAAGACAAGCACCGGAACATTTGACTATACTAATGCGAGTTGTCCATACACATCAACTTCATACTTTGATGCTGAAGGTGTAGTAACAACTAAGGCTAATGATAAGTGTGGTAAGAAATTATTTGACTGTCAGTTGAGATATGGGACTGACCAATTACCTGGAAGGTTCTTTCCAGGTGTAGGTAAATTAGGAACTCCTTGGAGATAAAATGTATATTACTAATAGGAATGAAGTATTTCCACAAGATGTTGTTGATGAAGCAATCAAACACACACGAGAAGATTGGGAGAACGAATCCTGTGGAGCAGTAATTGATGGAGAATATGTAAGATTTCAAAATGAAGCAGATGATAAGTCAAATACTTTTCTAATACAAGATACTGATTTTACAAATGCTTACATAGATGGAAAAGTTGAAGCAGTTATACACAGTCATAATAACTACCCAATGGCTTCACAAGAAGACCAACAACAGCAAGTAGCACTTGATGTTCCTTTTGGAATAATCAACTTCAAAAATGGTTCAGTTACTCATGTAGTATTTTGGGGAGATAGTCTGCCAATGGAACCATTAGAAGGTAGAGAGTTTTTTTATGGTGCTTGGGACTGTTATGGATTAGTAAGAGATTGGCTTAGAATAAACACAGGAATGTTGCCACCAAGTCCTGCCAGAGAGTTTCCATTTTGGCATAAAGGCATATCAATGTTTGAGAATTTTATAGAAGATGGCACAATGCCTTTCTATTATGTTGATGAGCATGATATTCAACCAGGAGATATACTACTTTATAATATCTATAATACAAAATATGTCAATCACTGTGGAGTATACTTAAATAATGATGGAGAAACATTACATCATTTGTATAATAAACTTAGTGGTAGATATCCTATAATGCATAATAGACAATATCTAATGAAAGTAATGAGGCATAATCCAAAGTGGCAGGGTTATAGACCTGGAAGTAATTGGGAGAAAGAGAATGATAAAATTGTATGGTCATTTAGCGAAGCAGTATCCTAAAAACATCAATGTAAAAGTAAAGTCCGTAGCTGAAGCAATACGTGCAGCTGATGCTAATTTTCCTGGATTTAGAAATTCTATTCAACGTGATAGAAACTACTATGTTGTTAGAGGAGACACTCTAAAGAAAGGTAAGTCAGTTTCAGAAGATGAAGTTATGATGAAGTTTTCTGAAAACACTTATCACT